CGGGCTTTAGCTAAGCGTCTGATTGCAGATTCGCTTAGTGGCAAAGTTTCTGCAATCAAAATTCTAACTCCAATTTTAGCAGGAGAAAAAAATATTAAAAATGATGTGGAAGAAGAGTTAACACCGCAGGATGCTCAGATTTTAGAAGATTATATACAAAGGGGATTAAATCATGAATAACAAGGGAATTTTATATGCTGCTTGCAGGAACGATCTTTATGCGTTTATGCAGAAGGCATTTTATGAAATAGATAATTCACAACCATTTAAAGGAAATTGGCACTTAGAACTTATATGTGATACATTGCAACAATGTTTGGATGGCAAAATTAAACGATTAATAATAAATATTCCACCGAGGAATTTAAAATCTCACATTGTTTCTATCTCGTTTCCGGCTTATATTCTTGGACACTCACCATCTGAAAGAATTATCTGTGCAAGTTATGCACAACCTCTTGCCAATGATTTGTCACGAAAAACCCGACAGCTTATGGAAACTGATTTTTATAAACAAGTTTTTAAAACCCGTTTAGGT